AGGAGAATCTGCTGGAAGCGGTGCTGGTAAAATTATTTCTGGTGGAGCAAAAGTTTTTAGTGGTAGTTTTTTTGCAAGGATTGCTGGAAATTTATTTAAAGGATTAAGCATTGTAGCTTTAAAAAGTATCCCAATTATAGGTGGACTAATAAGTTTGGGGTTTGCTATTGATAGATTTGGTAAAGGTGATTATATTGGGGGTGTAATTGATCTGGTTGGTGGTTTAGCTGATCTTTTATACTTTACTCCTCTTGCACCATTAGGTTTAGCAATATCCTTGGGTGCAGCAGGATTGAATGCGTTTCTTGATTTAAAATATGGTGGAACTGGAGATCGAGCAGCAGAAAATAAAGCTAAAGCTGGGTTTTTTGGTAATATCGCTTCTGGTGTTTTTAATTTCTTAAAAAAAATACCAATTATTGGTGGTATGATCGATGGGGTTGCTGGTTTGTGGAATCTTCTTTATAGTTTGGCTGGTGGTGATCAAGCTGGTGTAAGATCTGCATTAGAACAAATGTCAAATTTTCCATTACTTGGTACTTTACCATCAATATTATTAGCGTTTTTAGATGTGACAGATTCATCATACACAGGAGAAGCTGGAAACAGATTATCATTACCAAACTTTTTACAAGCATTTAAAAAGAGGGTTGGTCAAACCGTTTTACGTTGGTTTAGTTGGCTCCCTACAAGCTGGCAAAAATCAATTGCTGATTTTATGGGTGTTCCGTTTAACGGTGAAGAAGAGAACGATACTTCTGTTGCATCAAACCCCCAAACACACAAAAAGACAATAGATAATTTAAAGAAAACAGACGTAAATCAAGAAAACATTGAAATAGCATTAAAAAATAGAGACATGGCAATTAAAGATTATGAAGAAACTGTGCGTAAAAGAGATGAACAAGATGGTGTTTTTGGAAAATATATAACTGGAAAGTATGAAATATATGAAAAAATGGCTAATAATTTAGCAGATGAAATTCAAATCTTAAACCAAAAAATAATGGAATATCAAAAAGAAAATGCACCATATAGCGAAGATGATAATAACAAACAAATTAAACAAAAATTAGATCAAATGAGAGATGATTTGAGAAACAGTCAAGAAAATTCAGACCAAATAAATTCCGTAAAAGTCGAAGACTTTTATAAACCAGCATCTGGAAAATCTACTTTAATTTTTGATCAAGATTCCCAAACAAAATTTCAAACTTCACCAAATGATGATGTTTTAGCGATGAAACCTAATGGTATTTTTGATAAATCTTTAAAAGATTTAAAGTTAGCAATTAATGAAATGAATAAAAATATGGTTTTAATTGGAAAAGGACTAAATGAAAATAAAAATATAAACACATCGTCTGTCAATATCTCAAATGCAACACAAAACACCAAAGAATATTTATTTGAAAATACTAGAGATCCTATTTTTGCGGATAGAACAAATTGGTGGAATCTTTCACAAAGGACTAGATCGACTATCTAAATATTAATATGGCTAGTGCAAACGGAATTAATAATGCTTTTTCTAGAAATAAATTTTTTTCTGCTCAAGAAGGAAAACTGAACGTTTTGGGTTTAGATAATCTTGGACAGCCATACACTAAATTAGTACCAAAAGGTTCTGGAATAGTTAATGTATTGGAAAAAATGTATTGGAAAAATCCTGGTAGTAATAAAGAAGTTCCTAGTGTTTGGGTTACGGAGAGAGAGTTGTTATATGGAACTTGGACAACAAATTTATTACAAGTTTGGAAGCAAGGACAAAATTTAATTGGTGGTGGAAGCGTTGATTCTTATCTTCAGTTATATTCTGCTGAAAAAACAGGATTTGCTTATAATTTACCATACCTAAAAGGAACTGGTGACAATCTAAGAAGTGTTCAAAATCAATGGGTGAAAGCTTCTGGGGTTGGTGATTTATTAAAGAGCGTTGCTGGTACTTCTGGTGGCCTTGGAGATATTGGAGCGGCAGCAGCAGGTGCTGTTGTTGGTGCAGTTTCACCTGGTGTAGGAATGGAAGAAACAAAACAGTTTGGTAATACAACACCATTTTCTTTAAATGTTACTTTTCCTTTATATAACACAATATCTTTAGAATCTGCTTTCGATCATTATTGTTTTGTTCAACTAATAACTTTCCAAAATTTAAAAATTAGAACATCTTTGTTGACATTTATTCCACCAAAAATTTACACAGTTGATACTTTTTCTCTTGGTGGTGTTTATATGGCAGCAGCTTATATCAGTGATCTAAAAATAGACAGCATTGGAACTACTCGCAGAATGACAGATTTTTCAACATTTGGTCCTACCGAAATACTAATACCAGAAGCATATAAGATATCTATAACGTTTACGGATTTGGTTTCTCCGAGTGCAAACATTTTTGCTGGAGCTTTAGGTGGATCAAAAATAGAAGTGACAAATATTGATCCAACAATTCAAGCACAAATAAACCAAGCTAGAGACGCCGCTAGAGATACGATAGAAGATTTTGCTAATGATGAAGAAACCTAAAATTAAAAATGAAAAAGCAAATAGATTATCCAGATTTACCTAAACTTTCAGTTTATAGATATGAAAATTTTTTCAATATTTATGAAGATGATAATGGATATAAATTTTATAACTTATTAAAATCCATATCAGTTTTTCCAGCAGAAAACAGTTCTGTTGAAGAAGAATACTATACTAAACCAAATGATACTTGGGTTTATATATCTTATAAGTTTTATAATACTATTGATCTTTGGTGGTTAGTTTGCGAATATAACCAAATTAAAGATGCTACAAAAAAACCTCAAAATGGAACTAAATTAAAAATTTTAAAAAGAGAATTTGTTTGGCCTATAATATCAGAATTAAACAGACAAATTAAGCAATAATAATTCATTTAAATCAAAATAAAATCTTGCATATATTTTTCTTTTAGACTTATTACCAACAGTATACGAATATATCTTATCATTTATTTTAAAAATAAAATGTTTTGTCATCAATTTTTCAAAAAATAAAATTTCAAAATCTACGTCCGAATTGTTTTTAAAATATTCAATTAAATCTTTTTCAGAAATTTCTTTTAATAAATCTAAGTTTTCTAATATTTTTAATTTATCTTGGATTTTTTTCCAAAGTCCTTTTTTATCATAAACATCTAAAAAATAAATAGGCCATTTGCTATTATAATTAGCAGTTCGATCATTTTTTCCTAAAATGATATCAAATTCTTCATTCATTGAAAATGATTTTTTCATTTTTCTTATAAGTATTTATTAATCATGGGAAGAAAGAAGAAGACAGATAATCCTTTAGTAGATGTCGATAATATAACACCAGAAGATGTTTTAGTTGATGCTTCCTTTTATAAAGGAAATGAAAATCTTTTAAGAGGAAATTCTCAGTTCAAATGGACTGATGAGATGATTGATGAATTAAAATTATGCAATAAAAGTATTTTACATTTTGCAGAAAATTATTTTTATATTACGACACTTGATGAAGGAAAAAAGAAAATAGAATTATACAAATATCAAAAACGTCTTTTAAAAGCATTTAAAGGTAATCGTTTTAATGTTGTTTTGTCATCTCGTCAATCTGGAAAAACCACAACAATAACAATATATGCTCTTTGGATTGTTTGTTTTCAAAGCGATAAGAGAATTACTATTGTAGCCAACAAAGAATCAACAGCAAAAGAAATATTTGCTCGTATCAAAATGGCATTTGAGCAATTACCAATTTGGATGAAACCAAGTGTTAAATCTTGGAGAAAGGATGGATTTCTTTTGGCCAATGATTCAGCAATTACTATTAGCACAACATCAAGTGCTGGTCCTCGCGGATCAACCAGTAATCTTTTGATTATTGATGAAATGGCTCACTGTCCAAACGAATTAATGAAAGAACTTTGGAAATCTGCGATTCCAATTATTTCATCTTCTAAAAAATCTCAAATTGTTGTTATTAGTACTCCAAACGGTACAGATAATAAATTTTACGATTTATATAAAGAATCACAAAAAGATAAAGCAGAATGGCACTGTGAAGTTGTAAATTGGTTTGATGTGCCTGGACGAGATGAAGAATGGAAAGTTCAAACTATTGCTGCTATGGGTTCAAAAGAAGATTTTGATCAAGAGTTTGGGAATGCCTTCCATGAACCAGGTAAAACTGCAATTGATCCCGAACTTTTAGCAGAATTAAAAAGTCAATGCAAAGAACCAATTTTAGTCATGGACAACGGAGCTTATAAAATTTTTGAGGAACCAAACCCACAAAGTTTTTATGCTATAGGTGTTGACGTTGGAGAAGGTATTGGAAGATCAAATACCGTAGCTCAAATTTTAGATGTTTCTGATTTAACTAATATTAAACAAGTGGCAATTTATTCTAGCAATCAAATGAGTCCATTTCATTTTGGTACTCGTTTAATGGGAGTTTTAGAAGATTGGGGGCGTCCACCGATACTTGTAGAAAATAACAATAATGGACAGCAGGTTTTGGATGTTTTGTGTCACACTCATAACTATGAATCGGTTGTTTCTTATAAATTTGAAGGGTTTAGTCAACATTATAATAATGAAAATCGATTTGGTATTCACAACCACACTAATACTAGATATAAAGGAATAACAAATTTTAGATATTGGGCAAATAGTTTAAAGGCTGTTAAATTGTTTGATTTAGATACTCTTTTAGAATTAGAAACTTTTGTTCGTCTTCCAAATTATACTTTTAGTAAAAGAAAAGATGATGACTTGGATGATAGAGTATTAGCTTTAGTGTGGGGATTATTTATATTAGATCCATCAATAGCAGTAAAATATTATCAAATAATAGATACAGACGATCAAGGAAGACCTTTAAAAATACAACCAATTGTT